CGCCGCGCCGATGCCGTGCTGAGCGAGCGTAGCGACCGACTTTTTCATCGCGGCAAGAACTTCGTTTGTATTGACGCCCGCCTTTTCGAGTTGCCCGATCATAGCCGTTGCTTCCTCGAAAGAATAACCCATTGTCTGGAACTGGGCGCCGTACATTTGCAAGTCGCTCATTAGTTCCGAGAAGCCGACGCCCGTCGACTGGCTGGCTTTGAACACGAAGTCCATCGCGCCGCCCATGTCTTTGGCGTCAATGCTCCATTGTTGGAACGCCTTCGACGATTCCGCGACGACGTCGCCGACGTCCTCGTCGAGCATACTCGCGACCTGTATCGCTTGAATAGATAGATCCTGAAGCTCCTCGCCCGTTAAGCCGAGAAGCGTGTTGTAGTCCGCTATAACCGCCGCCGCATCTTCCATCGCGGTAGGGATCGCGGAATATACCGCAGAAAAATCGTTCATAAGGGCATCGAGCGCGTCGCCCGTTGCCCCTGTGCCGATCCTGATAGTGTCCTCGACGTCGTCGAAACGAGTGCCGAGGTTTACGAGATATTTGCCGGCGGAAAATATCGCTTTACAAGCGACCGCGACGCCGCCGGCGACTCCTGCCCCGACAGCGAGCGCCTTCACGTTGAGCTTGTCGAGTTTGCCGATAGTGTCCTGAATAGAGGATGCAAGCGTCGGGCTTACGTTGCCCGCGATTTCAACGACGGCTTGCAGTATTTTGTTTTTAGCCGCCATGTGGTGTTACCTCCTGCGCTTGGCTTTGCTGATTTTTTTCGGCGCGTTCTTTTGACGCCGTTCTGCTTCCCGCGCGAGATCTTCCGCCGCTTCAGCGTAGTCGACCATGAACTCGGTCAGGCGTTTTTTCTCAAGGTCTACTATGCTTGTGTGGTAGACGCGGGCGAAGTCTCGGATGCATTTTCGGATTCCGCGGCTTCCGAGTCTCCCGCCGCCGAGGCGATTATAAAATTTCTTCCGATCTTCATAACGCTCATCACGTCGGGCCCGCTGATCCTTTGCAGATCATTGTAGTCGTACTGCGGGTTCACGGCGATGATCGCCGCAAAGCCGAGATAGAGATGCATCGAGTAGTCGAGTTCGACGGCGCCCGCATTGGGGGCACCTTTGGATCCCGACGCCTGCGACTTTTTGAACTCGGCTTCCGCGAAGCCTGCGGGCGTGATTTCGTTGATGTCGTAGGTCAGTTCTTCGACCTTTGCCCCGTTGATAGTAAGGGGCTTTTTGAGCTTTATGCTTTCCATGTGATTTGTCTCCTTATAAAAAAATTACCCCGGAGGAGAGTGTCCGCCGGGGTTGTTCGCTCTTAGAGCATCGACGCGATTTTCTTGTAATAGTCGACGCCGCGAATGCGGCAGATCTGGCTGAGCCTGTCAATGCAGAGAAGCTCCTCGCCGTTGACGTAAAGCTGGTAGCGCGAAACCGCAAGCGAGATCTCGCTTTCGATATTGCTGCCGACTTCGATCGCAGTCTGGGGGATGCCTTTCGGAACCGCCGTCAGAAACGCCTTGCAGCCTTCGGGCTTGGCGGTGCCGTCGCCTTTGGTTACGTTCTGGACGTAGCGGAACTCATAGTTGTGTTTTTCGGGCGTGAGCGCGCGGCTCAGTCCTTCGTCCTGTCCGACCTTCGTAATCGACGCTTCCATTGCTTCGAGAAGCCCGACGAGCACGACGTCCATCGAGCCCATCGCCTTTACTTCCGACGTCAAAAAATTGACCGCCGGCAGATTGATGGAGACGTCTTTCGCGACGAGAACATTGTCGCAGTAACAGGTATCTGCGAGTATAGCGTTTGCTTGATCCATTATGCTTCACCTCCGAAGTAGGTCGAGAAGCCTGCGTCGGTATAGCAGACGACTCCCGTCGCCGATTTAAGCGGCGGCGTGTTGGTTGCGGCGATGTCCCAGCGGAAGTTCCCGTTGAGAATTTCGCTCTCTTCGTTATTGCTGTCGAGGAACTCGACCTTCGGGCTTCCGATAAGCGCGCCCTGCGCGACAAGCCCGTCGAGCTTTTCCTGCTCGCGGTTCAAAATCGTATCGCGGAGCGCGGTCGTCATGGGCTGGTCGATAGTCGTTCCCCATTCTTTTTGGAAGCTGTTCGCGATGTAGAACAGCATAATCATGTTGACGTCGAAGATCTCGCGGGCTTTGTGGCTTCCGCCGAAGGTATAGGCTGCCGTGTGATCTCCCCACGTTCTCCAGTTGCCTTCCCAGTAGATCGCCGTCGAGATGCCGTGAGCGGTCAGTTCGTTGGCGTCCTGCTTATCGAAGCCGGGGAGATTTACGCCGTCGCCGAAGTAAAGCCCCGTAACCGCGAGCGTTTTGTTGCCGTCGGTCTCAAAGGGGACGTTCCCGTTTTTCAGATCGCAGCGCAATTTTTCGACGAGCGCCAGCGTGGCGAGATGATAAACGTCGCCGCCGTTCTTCGCCTGCGGCCAGAATACTTTGGAATAGCCCGAGTTGTAGCTGTTGTCGTCTTTCCATTTCTTTGCCGCCGCGATGGTTTTCGTCGCCTCGATAGGAAGATCGGCATAAACGAACGCCGACCAGTGTCCGTTGATATTCTGCGATGCGGCGACCAGCGCGGCGTAAACGGCTTTCTTGTCGCTCCAGCCGGGCGCCGCGAGATAGGTCGGGATGACGTTGCAGGTCTGGTAAAGCAGTTTAAGCGCCGCAATACCCGTGATCTCGCCGTCGGTCGTTTCCCCGCCGATTACGGTCGTTTCCGTGATTTCGTCGTGATCGACCGTGTAATACGAAAGTGCCGCCGTTTCAATAGCCTGCTCGCCGATGTCGGTAATGGTAAGAATACCGGTGCCGAAGTCGAAGCTCAGCGTGTAGTCGGTGCCGAGAACTTTGTCCTCGATCGCGACCGTCGCGAGAATGATGTCGAGCGCGGGAAGCGTTGCTTTGCGGTTCGTGAAAGTGAGCGTTTTCGTCGTTGCCGCGGCGCTTTTGTTCTTGTCGGGATCGAGTACGTTGATAACGTAGATCGGGCCGACATTTCCGTTTGCGTTCGCAAAGTGAGCCGCCACCGCTTCGCATAGCGTGTACTTTGCCCACTTGGTAGAATCGGAGAAGTGTCCGATCTTTTTCACGGCGTCGCTCAAGTTGCTGATTTTAACCGGCACGTTTACCTTGCCGGAATAATCGGAGAGAAAATTAACGGGCGCGGTGCCGATATATACCGGCGCGGTGCCCGCCTCCGAAGCGTTCTTTGCAATATCGTCGCCGATCTTGCCGTAAACGCCATACTTGTAGTTGTCCATGTTATTAGCTCCTTATAAAAATTTTTTATAGAACTCCGCCGTTCGGGCGAGCCCTTTTTCGACGGTTAGAATCGCCCACGCTCCCCAGTAGGGGTAAAGGTCGACCAGCGCGTCATCTTGTTGGAATTGCCCGAAAGTGATGCCGAGCTCTTTGACGACGCGAAGCGCATCGTCAAAATATTCGGCGTTTTCGATTGTCTGAAGCGCATGATCGACGAAGTTCCAGACATCTTTCCAGCCGTCGGCGTTTCGCGTAAATTCTTTTGCGCCTTCCTGCGGGTGCTTTCCGGGGTTCCATACCATAAAGCTGAGCTGGATCTTCATCCGCGTGTTCGATTTAACCATATCGTCGGCGCCGTCGATAAGCTGTACGACGACCGACGGGATCTGGTATTTTGTTTGGGGCGGGGCTTTGCTTTTGCCGGGTTGAAAGAGTGTGTGAGCCACGGGGTTAACTTCTTCGTATATTTTGACGTCCTCGTCGTGCGGGGCTTTGAGCTTGATTTTGTCGCACACGTTGGTTTGGAGCCAGTCGGTTATCTTCTCCAGACTTTGAACGATGGTCATAGCTTGCCTCCTTAACCGAGATTTTGGAATATGAAAATTTTCGCTATTCCGTAGTCGTCGCGCCACGAAGCGATGAGATAGTCCCGCCCGTCCACGTTCAGGCTTTCGCCTGCCGTGCGTTGAGCGGGAAGATCTTCGCATTTCGCAAATAGAACGAGGTCGCCGCGCGTAAGCCCGAGATCTTCCGCCGTTTTGGAATCTGCCAGAACGGCTTCATCCAAAACAGCGGCGATTTCTTTGCCTTCAACGGTGTGCTGTTCTCCGAACTCGCCGAGATTCAGGAACACATCGCGGTCGGCTTTGAGCAATTCCTTAAAGTCAGTCGACGACATCGCCCGCACCGCCGACGGTGGGAAGTTCTTCCCTTGCGGCATCAATCGCGGCAATAATTTCCTTTTTGGTCGTCATTGCGGAAGCATCGACGCCGTATTTTTCGGCGATTTCTTTAAGCTCGGGGAGCTTCATTTTGTCGTTGTATTCGGGAAGCTCGGGAGCTTCCTGTTCGTCGGTTTCGTCGCTCGACGAAGGCGCGGGCGCACAGTCGGAATCGTTTACATATTCCGCGACGCCCAGCTTAACGAGACGGGCTTCCTGTTCGTCGGTAAGTTCCACGGTTTCGCCTGCGCGAACGGGGACGATGACGGAGCCCTTACGGCGTCCGTAAGTACCTTTGATAATCTTGACCATACCGCCCTCCTTAATCTTTGCTCGGGTTGATCGCATTGATTACGATCCACGCGTCCTTGTTGTTGGGAATGCAGAGAGGGCACGACGTGAGATAAAGTTCGCGCGTGTTGCTTCCCGCGCTGCCGACGAATTTCGGGATTCTTTTCCCCGTGTAGGTATGGAACAGGTTATCTTCCTGCTCAACCTGCGAAACGGCGCCGTAAAGAGTACGACCGCATCCGGGCGCGGTAAGGATCGCCTTGCCTGCGGGAATGAAGCTGACGTTTTCATCGTCGTCGTTCGTGTAGGTGTCGCTATACTGAAGAACATCCACGACGTGTCCGTTGCAATTCAGGCGCGCGATTTTCGTCGCGCCGTTGGGAAGTTTCTCGGGATCCACACCGCCGATATTTATGTTCCGATTGTCGAGAAGTTTTTGGATCTCGGCATCGTGCAAAATAGTCGAGCCGACGTCGGGCGCAACGATGAGATCCGTCGCAGGCAGTCCTTTCGCCGCCAGATCGCCGCAGACAACGGCGATATCTTCGAGAATTGTGGCTCCCGCCGCGTTCCAGTCCGTTGCGGGCGTGTACTGCGCGGGGTTGGTTTCTCCGTCGTAAAAACGGATCTCTTTTTCTTCGGGTTTGCTGGGATCGTCGGTAATGTGCTTCATGACGCAGCCGTTCGTAAGAAGCGTTTCCGCCGCCATAGCTTCTTCGCGGCGACTGATCATTTCGTCGAGATCCTCGAAGTCCTGCATCATAAGCGTTGCCTGACGCTGAGCGGGCGTCAGCTTCGTATAGAGCGCCTCGCCGAAGCCGCGCTTGTTAAGGTCGTCGATCGTCATGGTGCGCTTGGGCGCGATATAGGGCGGCGTGTAGCGTTCCATGTGATGACCTTTACGCAATACGGCGACGCCGCCTTTGCGGGGAGCAACGAAAGGCGCGAGTTTTTTGCTTCCGCTGCGATATTGCACGAGCACGTCGTCCGTTGCGAACAGATCCGTCGATTCGTTCGTCGGGAAGTAACGATCGCGAAGGAAGGTGTGCAGAGGGTTGAGCTCCTTAACGAGCAGGAGCATGGTATGCGTTTTGAAAATGTCTAACATGATTTTGTCTCCTTTTTATGCGTTGAGCGCCGTATCGAGAAGAATGCCGACTTTGCGAAGTTCTTCTTCGTCCGAG